GGGCTCTAGGGCTACGAGCCTTTCGGCTCGTAGTTTGAGGAACGGAGGCCACCACTTAAGGCTGAGCCGTAAAGGGTTAATCCAATTTGGACCTCCCTTTGCGCCGCAGCTAGGTAGTTGATTTTATCGACTGCCAAGAGTGGTGCATTCTTCGAAGCGGGGGACCCCTCAACCTCTGGACTCCTACGGTGCATGGGATTTACAAAATACCCCATGCAGTCGAGTGGATATCCTTTGGAAGAGGCCCCCCCTATACCCATCCGCGATAGCATTAAGCGCTACCATGAGAACGCTCACTGGTGTGAATCGCTCTCATTTAACGAACATGTTCCCTTTTAGGAAAGTTCCTTTCCACTTTGGTAGACCCAACTATTAGAAGCATGGCGCTCGGGCCGTCCGGCCTGACTCCAAGGTGCTTGGGCTTGCCTTCCCAAGGTTTAAATCTTGGACAGGGCAATTAGCACAAGTACCGCGCTCCTTTTAGAAGGGTCTACCTTAGTAGATTAGTTCTAACCTATTGAGGTCATCGAATTGACGTTAAGACTTCTTTCGCGCAGAGTTCTTAGAATCGACTCTTCGAGGCGTCGCCTTGTTAAGTTCTTTCTTTGAGCCCTGCGAAGAAGGTTTCTTACGCCTCTTCGAATCGCCTCGGGACGGTAAAACGTGATGGTTGTTGATAACATTTATCAGGTCTAAAAGCCCGATATCTGTAATCGCCAACTGTCGCATCTTACTTATCCCTCGGCACATAGCCGTTAAGTGATTAAGTATAGTTGCTTTGGAGCTTGCAATGGTCTTGTTTCGCCTTATTGATAAAGTGGCAAAGGGATCGAGAAAGAGCTGAACGTCCAAATGCAACCATTGCATAAGGTCGTCAGATTCCCTCACCCGATGCGCTTTATCAAACTCCAGTTGCAGTTCTGCAATATTTCTAAGCAGAACTCCAAATGGAGGTAGGCTGAACAGTAACGATTGGGCATCCAACCCTTCAGGCACCAAGCATCTGTACTTCTCTAATTCCAACTGGAATCTAGATAATTCGGATACTTGGCGCTTGATAGCAGATTCTAGGACCCTAGCCTTGCACTCATTCAGATAGATTCCGATAAACTCGGAAGCTTTCTTAAATGAGAAGCAACCTAGGATCCCTCCCAAGACTATCGAGCCGAGTTTCTCGCACTTGATACGTCTCAGGAGTCTAGTGTCTTCTCGCGAAGGCAATAGATAGAACTTCCACGCTTTTTCGGCCAGGCGGCCTGACAGGCTGCCGCGACCGAGAAGCAGGAAGAACTCTGCTAACAAGCCCCGGGAAACCAAGGCTTCTCCTCGTGATAACCAGCGCTGCTCGATCTCTCTGAACCAGGTAGCGACTTCGTAATACGAGAGTCTCCTTATAGCTTCCGTTGGAAGCTTGACAGGATTTCTCTTGATATTAACGAAGCGCATCGCCTCGAACAGGGAGCCGAGTGGAGCACCGGTGACCTCCTTTCCAAAGTAGATCCATCTCTTCGCGAATTCATACGCATCGTTAGAAACGTGTGTTTTCATCGAAGAAACTTCTACTCCTAACTCAGCAAGAATAGTGGCGTAATGCGAAGCAACAGCATTGTTAGTAATGACAATGTCGTCGCCCAGCAGAACGTAAGCTTCCCAAGTGATTGGGAGTCCGGCCCGCTTAGCAGCGAGCCGCACTATCGCATGATGGGTAATTGCAAATGTGGTCCATGAGCTATAGGCCCCCATGGGTTGGCCCGCTCCGTAGCGTACGGAGCCTGGCATCCATGTGAGCTTAAACTCACGGTCACATAACAATGACCACCATGCAGCCGCATATTCCGGTGAGGTGAGCGTTGCTAAGACAGCCTGCTGTAATTTTACAGGGAGGCGATCTGTCGCATTGCTCAAATCACAAGAATGATACGGTCCTTGCCGAGGTAGTTTAGATCGGAATGATCCCTGATCAAAGGTACAGTCAGGTTTAAGGCTCCGCAAAAGCGCAAACTGCGCTCTGTGCAAAGGCTCAAAACATGTCTGTGTCCAATAATCAAGGATGGCAACGATTCGATTCTTGGCTTCCTTGTCCTTGATGAGAGACAACCTCGCGGTAACGCCTTTCGGCTTTATCTTGAGAATCTCACACCAAGCAAGGGGGCTGATGAGTCTGATCGTGTCTATCGTTCGGGCTAACTTCTCACCCCCACAAAGGGCCAGTTTACTAATCTGGTCCGCCGTGAGGAGGGAAGCGTCCTCGATACTTCCAATCAAAGCTTGCGCATTGGGGCCAGATTTGGTTGTAACATGCGGACGTTCCCATTCGGGAACGTCAAGCTTCCAACCCAGTCTTTTCACGATGCCTGTGAGTTCCTCCTCCATCACGGAGGATACTGGAACAGCAGGGAGCGTGATCGGATCTAGGTTGGGGCTTTTCCAGCCGGGTATTATCCTGCTTAACCCTAAAAGAGTTAGTGCAAGACGTACCTCGGGTGGCCGCTTGTTACGGATCAGCTCGACAAAGGGGAGCACCGCAGCTTGCGGTAAACCATCTGAGTCAAGCACGATCCCAAATCCTGGTGTATCTATCAAAGGTTGCCCACAAAGGAAGCGTGTACAACACAGGCGTATGGATTTAATCCAGCCTATAGTGTCTACACCTCCCCGAGTGGACTCCCGATGACAGATCATCTCAGTCCAAGCTTGTATTACCCCCTTATCAGGCTTCAACCCTAAGTATGCCTTTGCAAGGAACGTGATAACGATCCTCGCGAGGTTTAACTTAAGTTTGAGCATGATAAGTGTGTTAGAGTATGTAGTCTGGCTCATCTTTGGGGATGAATCACCAGTGCCCATCTGCAAGCACGGACCGACCGCCCCCAGCTCTTACGAGACTGGGAAGGTGTTAGGACCATGACTGTGGATGGAATGGTTACCATCAGGCGGAGCCCTGGATTAACACCCCCCATGGGG